CTTTAACACAATCTGGATGTTCTTTTCTCCATTCATTTATATTTTTAATATTTTCATTCGCAATTGTTTTAATTGCCTTTGTTAGTATTGGTTTATCTTTTTCCTCTCTAGTCCATTCATTATTATCCTTTATATAAATAACTTCTCTTTTTTGATCCGAACAATGAAATGGTCTATCGTGTATGTTTAATGAATTTAGATTTCTAATGATTATATTGGAAACACCTTCGACATATCCTAGTCTTCCAGTTGCTTCTAATTCGGATAACTGTGGTTTAATTGAACTAACAAATTCATCAATATTCATTGCATTTTTACACGTCTCATTTAAAAAAACTTGTAAATTAAATGTCTTGTTATGTGAGTTTATATTATGAGAGTTTGTATTTATTGTATTGTTAGTTCCATTTTTAATAACATCCATAAGCTGACTATTTTGTTTAACTAACATTATAATAAGCTCTTTATCCGTTATCACGCTTTCCTTTATTTTTTCGTTATCCTCTAAACACTTCTTTTTGTGTTTCCACAGGCCATTGCGAGATTTATATGTTGTTGAGCAGATTTCACACTTATAATCGTCAGGCTGGAAAACTGCTTTTTCTGTTAGCTGGTAGTCACCTATTAGGTTTTTTTGATGTTTCAGTGTTAATATATGTTCGCTATAGTTACTTTTTTTGCTTGTAAAGAAGTTACATTTTTTACAATAAAATCTTAAATGTGTAAAATTATTATATTGATCTGATGAAATTGTACTATCTTTATCAAATGAAATTGTATTATCTTTTTCTAATGAAATGGTAGTATCAATTTGTAATGCTGAAGGTTTACTTTTTGAAATAGGATTTATAGTATTCAATGATGGTTTTAAAAATTCATAATGTTCTTGTTCTCTAATTCTTGCTTCAGTAACATCTTGACAAACATATTTTGCAATTTCAATCATAGTCCAATTATTCCATCCGCCATTTTTTTGTATTATATCATATATTTTTAATTTAGAATTATTGTTACACAATACCTTGTGTTGATATTTTCTTTTAATAAAATTAGTGGTGTGTCCTACATATATATCTGTTACACTTGAATCATTACAAAATATTTTGTATATTATAGTGTTTGAGTAGTCAATATTATCTTTTGGCATTTATAGTATATTTTAAGATTTTCTTTAAGTAATAATCTTAAAATATACTATTTACCGTCACCTAAAGTTTCCATTTTATTGACTAAATAAGATATTTCTAAATTGTTTACGAAAATATGTAAAAAAAATATCGTCACAAATAAAACGAACAAAAAACGAAAATGAGAGCATTATGGTCACAAGTGGTATTCGGCGTGTGTATTTTGGAAACTATCTTCAGGTTCTCAATTTTGGACATTTATAAATGTCCATTTTTCAAAACCCAATTCACTTTTGGCTTTTTTAAAAAATCCAAGAATATAATATATTAAAACTACTTAAAGAGAATATTTCGTTTTTCTTTAAGTTACTTTGGAATAATTATATTAGTTTATATTAATTATGACAGGATATAACACCAATGGGTTCAAACCTGGACGCAAAAGTAATTTACGATTATTTATGAATCAAGCATATATTCGACAATTCTATCGCACAAATCAACCATTTGAAAATATTAATAACGCGGATAAAACATTTTGTGGATGTCAACCACAAGCTAACAAGATTAAACAAGGTTGGAATGATCCATCACAAACTGAAAATAAACGCATTTCACAAATACTTACTGGAACTTTAGGAGGAAAAATCACTTATGGAAATTTTTATAAGCCGGTTACCGTAAATTACCTCGGCGGATGGGAAGGTCAACCTGGAGGATTACCACGACCATTAAGAAATCGATTTTAAATGCGTTTTAATTATTATTATTTAGATAGATTTATTTTTTTTCTTTGATTATTTTATAATGGTTAGTCAAACTATTGGTTCTCGTCGTCAAGTTTGGAATGGAACTGCTAAAAAAACACCTGGAGGTCTTCATAAATCGGATTTAATTATGAATAAACACAGGAGAATTGTGTCTAGAAAAAAAAGCGTAAGCTCTAAAAAACACAATCGCCTATTAGAATACGGATATGGAACCGAAAAAGGAAAATTTGGATTTGTAAAAACTGAATCTAAGAAACGTGGCAGAAAAGGCAAGAAAATGAGAGGAGGTATGCATAATGGATTAAACCCAGCTGATATAAGCGCACCTTACATGATGGATAATGTTATTCCACAACAATTCAGTCCACAAGATCGTGCTCTTCAAGCAGGAGGTCGTAGTCGTGGTCGTAGTGTTGGAATGGCTGGTGGTTCTGGCTATGGGATCCAATTAAATAACCCCGGAAATGCTAATTGGGCTGGAGATAATCTTGTTGGAGGTCGCCGACGTAGGAGTAGAAGTAGAAAAATGAGAGGCGGAACTACTAGGCATAGTTTAAACCCAGCTGATATTGATGGTGGCAATCCTTTAATTAGAGCTTTAGGTGCTTCTTAAAACATTTAATAAATAATTTATAAATTTATATAAATTATTTTATAACCATTCTGAACTAACAAATTTTTCAAATTTAATATATTGTGTTAGTTCTGTTAATATAAACTTTTCAAAAAAATGTTTAGAAACAATAGGATATGTTTTTTTATCTACAGTTGCCTTTGCGTTAAAATATATTTTATATGATTGGTATAAGTCGTCAAAGCTTATTAGATTTTCAGAGCTTGTTGCTGAACTTGTTGCTAAGCTTGTTGCTGAACTTATTTTATATTGCGCCAAAAAATGTTGAATGTCATCGTGTTTACACCATAAATTACATTTAATATTTGTAATATACTTATTGTCAATTACTTCAACTTGTGGAGAAAAATAATGACAAATCATTTTAATCATATTTATATCTGACATTTGACTACCCTTTTTATCGTACAATTTATATAATGTGGTTAATTCATCAATCTCATATTCATCATCCATATTTAAATCATTTGTTATTGTAATATGTTTTTCCCAAAAAGACAGAAACGAACTAACACTTGGTAAATATTTACTTGTTATATTTGTAAATATAATATTTCCCGAATCCATTTTATAATTCAGTTTATTCATTAATATATCATGTAATTGTTGAGAATAAATCATATTAGGAATATTTGTATGTGATAAATATAGTTTCCAGATATAATGCATATTTTTCCAAGAAATTTCACAGTCTTGTAAACCCTTTAAACTAACAACTTCAATACATTGTTCTATAAAATTGTTGATTATTGATTGTAATGGATTTTCAACAAAATAAAGAACATTGTTTGTAATATTGTCTTCATCCCCTATATTTTGTATTTTTGTAAAATAGTTATCAGAGTTACAGTATCTTTCCGAATAATGACACGCCACACATAAAAAATCAATGCCAATTGTATTTAAAACATTTTTAATAATATCACTAGATAATGAATTGGTAGATTCATTTATTTTAATCAAACGATATAAATGTAATTTATGACTATCGTGATATTTTGTAATAAAATTGTTCATAATTGAATTACCAGTTGTAATATAAACAATTGAATCAATTTGTATAATAAATTTTTTAAGCGTTGAACTAACAAAATATAACAAATTATTATTTTTTTTTAAAATACAATCGCCAATAACAGTTAAAAAATATTTCGCATTTGTTTTTGTGTTAAAAATAGTTTGTAAAAAACCAAGAACATTTTGTATTGTATATGTTTCGGGAGTAGATTTAAATAATGATCTTTCTTTGATTTGTTTAATTATATTCTGTTTTGTTTTATGCTTCCATTGAATTAATTTACCCTCATCTGTTATTGTTGATAGTAATCTATAATGAATATCATCGTCTTTTACTATCTTATAAGTCTTTCCATCGTATTCATAATAAATACTATTATATGGCATATAATAATACTGATGCTTACTTAAAAACACCTTATAAAAATTATCTTGCTCGAATGTTAGTTCATTAAATCTACTAACACGTTCGTCGTATTTTTTATTTTCACGATCTAAAATATCAGGCAAATCTAATAAATGTGTTTCTAATCGTTGAATCATATACGGATTATCATTATACTTTATTTTTAGTTCATTAATCATATGAACAATTTCATTCATTTTTGTTTCTTCCATTACTACAATAATTTTGTTAGTCTTTAAGTTACTTTTATATAATATATTATTGTATATAATGAAAACACGTAAAAAAATACATAGAGTTAATAAAACAAGTCTAAGATATTTACCAAAAAGACTATCATCCAAAGACAAAAAAAAACAGTCTAAAATGTTATTAAAATCGAAAAAAATGTATATAAAAGGCAAATATTATACACGTAAACCAGTTAAATCGTTTAAATCAAAAACATCTTCGCACGTTTTAAATGCTAAAAAAATGTACAATGTTGAAAAAATTGGGGCAACAAATGAATTAGCAAGAAAAACGGGTTGTTCAAAATCGGCTTTAGCAAAAATTATTAATAAAGGCGCTGGTGCTTATTACTCGTCAGGATCACGACCTAATCAAACCGCACAATCGTGGGGAATAGCCCGATTAGCTAGCGCATTAACATCGGGAAAAGCTGGCGCGGTTGATTACGACATATTAAATGAAGGATGTAAACCAGGTTCAATGGGGTTTAAGGCAGCTCAAAAAGCGCGTAAAATACACGGCTATGGAAAACGAAAAGTTCCTAAAGTTAAAATAGTAAATTAATTATTTTGTTATTTTACGACTTAAACATAATTATCTACAATATATTATGATTGAAATACAAAGTATTTGTAAAGAGTGCAGGATATGTAAAAATCCAAATTTAATTGATGTTATTAATATTGGAAATCAAGTAATAACTTCTAGATTTCCTTTATATGGAGATTTTAGCACACCAACCACGCCAATTGTGTTATCACTATGTGAAAAATGTAGTTTAGTTCAATTAAAATATTCTACCAATGCTTCTGAATTATATGAACACGAATATGGTTATCGTTCTGGTATTAGTAATACTATGAGAGAACATCTAAAACATTATCAAGAAGAAATTTTATCTAAAATTAATCTTAATGAAGGAGATACGATTGTTGATATTGGTAGCAACGATTCTACAATGTTGCAAAATTATAATAAAACTTTTAAAAGAATTGGTGTTGATCCAACTGGAAAGCAATTTCAAGAATTTTATGGTGATGTAGAATTAATACCCAATTATTTTACATATGATAATTTTAGAAATATTTACAAAGATTTAAAACCTAAAATAGTTTCATCTATTTCAATGTTTTATGATTTACCTGATCCAGTTCAATTTGCTAGAGACATTTATAATATTTTAGATGATAATGGTATTTGGACGTGCGAACAGAGTTATATTATTACTATGTTACGTAGAAATAGTATTGATACAATCTGCCATGAACATCTTGAATACTATTCGTTAACAGCGGTTAAGTATATATCTGATTTAGCTAATTTTAAGATTATCGATATTAAATTTAATGAATGTAATGGTGGCAGCTTTCGAATTTATTTTGCTAAAAAAGATTCTCAATTATATGAAGAAGCAACAGAGTTAATTAATAAAATTATTGAAGATGAAGATACTTATAAAATTAGAGATCCCGATTTATATTCACATTTTTTAAATAATTGCGATGATGAAGTGTTAAAATTAAATAAATTTATAGATACAGTCAATCAAAGTGGCCAAAATATATATATATATGGTGCTTCTACAAAAGGAAATTGTTTGCTACAATATGGTAAAATTAATGAAAGTAAAATTAAATATGCGGTCGAAAGAAATTTAAATAAAATCGGTAAAATGACTTCTACCGGAATAGGAATTATTTCAGAAGAAACAATGAGAGTAAATTCACCCGATTATCTATTAGTATTACCATGGCATTTTAGGGATGAAATTATAAAGAGAGAAGATGAATATTTAGAAAAAGGAGGACAACTTATTTTTCCCTTTCCTCATTTTGAAATTTACAGTAAAAAACAAAAAGTATTAGTTACTGGTTGTAATGGAATGATTGCTAAATATGTTTTAGACGAATATTCTAATGGATATAATTTATTTGGATTTGCTCATAAACAAAATAGTTCTAACAACAATATTACGAAATTCTATTTTGATATTAGAGATAAACAACAATTAGAATTAAATTTACATATTATTAAACCTGATATAATTATTCATTTGGCAGGCATATCGAGTTCAATAGAAGCATTTAAAGAACCACTTTATACACTCGAGTTAAATGGAATGACAGTAGCAAATATATGTGATATAATTTACAAAAATAAATGGAAAACAAAGTTGTTTAATGCGTCAAGTAGTGAAATGTTTAAGGGTCATATAAATTACGATGTTAAAGAAGAGGACCATAATATGTATCATACCCATCCATATTCAATAGCAAAAATAATGGGACATTCAATTGTTGAATTTTATAGACTAACATATGATCTTCCTTTTTCTAATGGTGTATTTTTTACGATTGAATCGAAATATAAAAACGGTAATTTTTTATTAAGAAAAATAGCTGACCATTCTAAAAAATGGAAAGAAACAAATGAACCATTAAAACTGGGTTCATTAGATTCAAGCAGAACTATATTACACGCATCTGATGCAGCTAAAGCTATAAAAATAATTTTAGAACAAAATAATGGCGATAATTATATTATAAGTGGTGAAGATAATATTAAGATTTTAGATCTTGTATTAAAAGTGTATTCGCTTAATGGTATTAATATTGAAGTTATTGATAATGTTCTCTATTCTAATAATAAAATTGTTGCTGTAATAGAAAATAGTAATAAAGGGATCGATGTTTCTGCTATTAACATAACCGGAACAGCTTCAAAATTATATAATCTAGGTTGGAAACAACATTATTCAATAGATGATATAGTAAATGAAATAATATAATATCTAAATAAAACTATTTAAAAATAACATATGTCATATAAATAATGAGTGAAATAATATGTTGTAAGTTTAATAATGTAGATACTAATATTCATATATATCAAGGTAATGAAACTATATCAAATTGTATTAGATCTGATAAACACTTTTTTGAATTAAGTTTTTTAATTTGGATACGTTTAAATTTTAATGAACAAAATGAGATTTTAGATATTGGGGCTAATATAGGAAATCATTCATTATTTTTCTTGAAATTTTTAAATTGTAAAAAAGTTCATTCATTTGAACCCTTTGAAAGTAATTTAGATCTTTTAAAAAAAAATACTCAAGATTTTGGTGATAAAAGTATAATTTATGATATTGCCTTAAGCAATATAGAAGGAACACTACCTCTATATAATTCAGAACACGGCAATAACGGCGGATTTTCATTGCATAGTTATTCAAATGGTTCTAGTTTTCTTGTCAAAAATAGTGTTAATATTAAGACATTAGATTCATATAACTTAAATAATATTACAATGATTAAAATTGATGTTGAAAATCATGAAAATGAAGTTTTAGAGGGGGCAAAAAATACTATACTAAGAAATAAACCAATAATATTTATTGAAAATTTATATCATGGTTATCCGAATGTGCAACCTAATCCTAATCCTCATCAAAAAATATTTGAAGAATTAAATTATAAAAAAATATATTCCAATATCCTTGGAGGTTTTATGGATTTATGGGTTCCAATATATATGAATTCTTTTAGCCAATCTAGTCAAGATATATTTGTTAGGAAACTAACAAACAATAAAATGAATGGAACTTTTTTAGAGATTGGTTCAAATGATCCAATTATATCAAATAATACATTTATTTTGGAAAAAGAAAATAATTATAGAGGAATAATGGTTGATTATGATAATTCGTTTATTAATTCTTATAAAATACATAGACCTAATTCAATATATATAATTAATGATGCACAGAAAGTTAATTATAGAGATATACTAGATAATAATAATTTTCCAACAGAAATAGATTATTTACAAATTGATTTAGACGTAAATAATAGATCAACATTAAATGTGTTAGAATTATTAAATAACACAGTATTTGATAAATATAAATTTGCTACTATAACA